AGGATGAATGACAGTAAAGTTAAACGTCAATTTACATGGGAGATAGCTACATGGATGGCTAAGCTATCTATGCACGCATATCAAAAAGAATCTGATTTTAAAAAAGCTATGAAACCATTAGGATCTTGGAAAGTAAGATACTTTGATTTTGGTGGAACTCAAGCATATGCATTGAATGGTAAAAAAAACTTTGTATTAGTGTTTAGAGGAACACAACCCACTCAATGGGCAGATATAAAAGCTGATTTAAAGTTTAGAAAAGAACCATCAATAGCAACTAACGGAGTGCACGAAGGTCACGTGCATAGAGGGTTTAAACAAGCGCTGAACACAGTTTGGGACGACATATTAAGTTATATGTCTGATTCTAATGCTGGAAATAAAAACATAATAATTACTGGACATAGCTTAGGAGCAGCATTAGCTACATTAGTTGCTGGCAGACTTAATGTATCTACTGTAACATTATATACATTTGGATCACCTAGAGTAGGTAATAAAAAATGGAATTCTATGCAAGAATTTACTCATTATCGTTTTAGAAATAATAATGATATTGTTACAAGAGTTCCACCTAGATGGTTAGGATTTAAACATCACGGAGAAATGAAATATTTTGATTATAAAGATATGATTAATACAGGATCTGGATCTTGGTTTATGTTTAGGAATTGGATAATGGGTTTATATAGATCTTTATTCTCATTAAAAACTTGGGATTCTTTTTCTGATCATGACATATCAACATACTATAAATTGTGTAAAAATCAGATGATAGATAATGCCTAAGTATAGGTATGTGGTTATATAATGGAAAAGAAATTGATGCAGCACCAGAAGAATTCCAGGGGTTCGTATATCTCATTACAGAACTTGACACCGGCAAGCATTATGTTGGCAAAAAGAATTTCTGGAAACCTAAAACCTTACCGATCAATAAAAAACGTAAAAGAAGAGTACGAACGCGTACAGAATCTGATTGGCGTGAATATTATGGATCTAGTAAAGAATTTTCCATTCTCGTTGAACAAAAAGGGACAAGTAATTTCAAAAGAGAAATCATAAGATTATGCAGAACAAAGGGTGAAATGTCTTATTACGAGGCTAAATATCAATTTGATAATGATGTATTATTCAAAGATGAATACTATAACGAATTTATAGGTTGTAAAATTCATGCCAGACACGTACGTAACTCCGTGTGTGAAGATATGTAGAATTAATTCTATATCCAAACTATGTGAAGGCTGTGGTAGAACTAGACATGAAATAGCAAATTGGATTTATTACTCAGATAATCAAAGAGAAATTATTATGCATAGAATAATTGAAAACCGACGAAAAAATAAACATATAATAGTTAGAGTTTTTGAATAAACAGTTGATTTTATTTTAAAAGTATACTATAATGGAGTAGATATGTCAGAAAGCGGATATACTGAATATGGTTATCGAGGGCTCGAAGAAATAAAAAAACTACAAGAAAAAATAGCTGAGTTATTAAAACGAATTGAAAAACTTGAGAATGAATTAAATGATATTAATAGATTATAATGCAATAGCAATTGGAACAATAGTAACTCAAAAATTAGATCCTGATGAAGATCTAATAAGACATATGATTCTTAATAGTTTAAGAATGCATCGATCTAAACATGTAGCTAAGTATGGTGAGCTTGTTATATGTAGTGATGGAAAATTAAATTGGAGAAAAGATTATTATCCTCCTTACAAATTTAAAAGAAAAGATGCTCGTAAAGAATCATCTATGGATTGGAATGAAGTCTTTAGAATAACCAATATGGTTTTCGAAGAAATAAAAGAAAATTTTCCTTATAAAGTAGTACTACATGAAAGAGCTGAAGCAGATGATTGTATAGCTGCTTTAGTAGAAAATACTCAAGAGTTCGGTCAAAACGAACCTGTATTAATAATTTCAGCTGATAAAGATTTTGCACAATTACAAAAGTATGGTAATGTTGCTCAATATTCTCCTGTTCAAAGAAAATGGATTAAAGAAAATACTCCTCGTAAACAATTGATGGAGTTAGTTATGAGAGGTGATCAAGCTGATGGTGTACCTAATGTATTAAGTGCAGATAATGTTTTTACTGATGGAATAAGACAGACTCCTCTTAGACAAAAACAACTAGATTTACTTGTTAATGATCCTAAGAGTTTAGGAGAAGATATATATCGTAATTATTGTCGTAATAGGAAACTTATTGACTTACAAGAAGCACCTGAAGATATTAAAAAAGAGATTATAAATAATTTTACTTCACAAGACAGAGAGAGTAATAAATCAAAAGTATTTAATTATCTTGTGGAAAAAAGATGTCGTAGATTATTAGAAGATGTAAGGGATTTTATATAATGGTTAATAAAACAACTTGGAATACATTTGAAATTTTAAATAAAATATCTAAAGCTAAAACAAAAAAAGAAAGACTTGATCTTCTAAAGAAGGAAGACAATAACTGGGCTTTAAAAGATATATTAAGAGGATCTTTTGATGATGTAGTCGTTTGGCTTTTACCTTCAGGTAAAGTTCCATATGAACCTGCACCACAAGATACTCATCCTACTACTTGGTCTCAACAACATAAAAAATTAGGAAATTTTATTAAAGGTGGGCCTGGAGCAAATATGAAAAATTATTTAAGAGAAAAAATGTTCTTAGATATTATTGAATCCATTCACCCTAAAGATGCTGAATTAGTAGTTCAAATGATTAATAAAGATTTAAAAGTAAAAGGAATTACTAAAGCTTTAGTCAAAGAAGCATTTCCAGGATTAATAGAAAAATAGGAGAATTAAATGAGAATATTTTTATTATTTGTTATTGCAATACTAATTAGTGGATGTAATACAAAGTATGCAACAAAAGAAGGTGAAAGACTATTAGGTAATACAGCAGCTGGTTGTATTTTAGGAGAAGTATTATTTGATAATTGTGGTGCTGGAGCTGCTGTAGGAGCAGGTGCTACAATTATAGATGATCAAAAGTAATGCCTACATATACGTTTATAGATAAAAAAACTAAAGAAGAAAAAGAGATCTTTTGTACTCTTGCAGAAAGAGAAGAAATGTTAAAAAGTGGTAATTATGAACAAAAAATTACAATGCCACAATTTATAACTCAGCATGGATCTACTTTAAATAAAACCAGTGATGGTTGGAAAGACGTATTAAAAAGTATAAAAAAAGGCGCAGGTAAAGGAAATAAAATAAATGTATAGGAGAATATAATGGCTTTTAGTTTATCAAATAGATCTAAAGGAAAGTTAGAAGGAGTTCATCCCGATATGGTTAAAGTTGTCGAAACAGCTATAGGGTTAACTAAAGTAGACTTCGGGGTGACATATGGAGTACGAACAAAAGAAGAGCAAGAAAAACTTGTAGCTTCTGGTAGATCACAGACTATGAAATCAAAACATCTTATTCAAGACTCAGGCTATTCTCATGCAGTAGATGTAGTTGCATATGATGGATCAAATGTAGTTTGGGAAATTAATGTATATGATGATATATGTGATGCATTTAAAGCAGCAGCAGAAAAACACGGTGTTGCTATTAAATGGGGAGCTGCATGGTCAGAAGGAGATATTAGATCATATCCAGGTACTGCTGAAGATGCAATGATGAAATATGTTGATTTAAGACGTAGTCAAGGTAGAAGACCTTTTATAGATGGACCTCATTTTGAATTAATGTAATGAATAAAGAATCTCTTGAAGTTTTTGCTAATCAACCTGAATTTGTACATATTTTTTCTGTAGAAGATCATGACGTTCATAAAGCTAAACTTTTAGCTCAAATTGAAAGTATGATTAAAGATCAGAAGATTGAAAAAAATGAAAAAGGTTATTGGTATGATTATCCCTTAACTGCAAGAAGACCTTATGAATATTATTTTAGACATGTAATATATCCTTATGTTATAGAAGTAGGGGAAAAATATGGATTACGTCCAAGAAGAGACACAGGTCATGGTAGACCATGGTTTCAACAATATGTCCAAGGTTCTGATTTTGGTTGGCATCAACATGAAGGACATTGGGCAATAATTTATTTTGTTGAACTACCAGAACCAAAAGAAGCTACTGAGTTTTTGGATTATGATATTAAGTTAAAGGAAGGAGATTTAATATTTTTTCCTACTTTTTTAGTTCATAGATCACCAGAGATAAAAAGCAATACTAGAAAAACAATAATATCAACAAACATGACATATCAAGTAGATAGAGATTATATTGAATTACATCACAAAAAGGATTTCATATGAGTAAATCACTAGCAGATATTTTAAATTTAAGATTTCAGTATGAAAGTTTAGTAACTGCTCAAAGACCTTTTAAATTAAAATCTCATAATAGTGATATTGATAGTTTAAGATACTTCATAAATACTGGTCATAAAAGTAATCGTTTCAGAAAAAATTATAAACAAGCTTTTGATATTGCTAAAGAGATTGTAAATTATTATGACGGACCTGTGGAAAGTAACAGTATCGAATTGGAAAGATAACTATGGTGTATCCGATATCAAATGGAAAGCTACAGTCGGTATTGGTGACAGTATGTATGCTTTTAACAGTGCATACATTAGAGCTTTTATAAATCAAAAACCTGTTAATTTAGAATTACATTATCATTTCCCAGAAAATTATTATTATCATTATGAAGACCCTGAATCAGTAGATGCCAGGGCCAAATATGTATTAGATAGATATATGTGGAAAGATATAGTTAATGTTACTCATATATTTAATTCTCAAGATTTAGCTTTATATAAAAAGAAATATATAGGTGCTAGATATCCTTGGAAAAAACTTTCTGAATGGTATAAGTATTGGTCTTTTGATACAAGTATAGATAGTTCTCCTATACATAATAAAATAGTATTATGGAGACCAACATTTAATGCAGAGCAACAAGTAAAGAGTTTTAAATTTCCTTTATTGGAATCAGAATGGCAAAGGTTAATAGATAGATTAAAAGATTTTGGATACGATGTAGTTGAGATAGATTATAGAACTCCTATACGAGAAGCATTTTATCATATAAGAACTTGTGAATGTTGTCTATCTTATGAAGGAATGTGGCATTATATTTCTAAGAATTTTTTTAAGCCTCATATTGTTATTACCAGCGCAAATATTACATATTGGCATACACCTGCTGCTTATGTTTTAAGAAATGAGTCGTTTTTTATTGATACTAAATTAAAAAAAATAGCCTATTATATCGAAGCTGCAACTGAAAAAGCAGATAGTTATAAAAAAGTATTTTTTAAATTAATAAACGGATGGTAAATGCAAATAGATAGAGCAGTTATTGAAGTTAATGGTGGATGCAATTATACATGTAAAATGTGTCCTCAGACTACTCCTGAAGGTAAAACTGGTGCTAGAGGTAAAGGTTGGACCGGTAGTATGCCTATCGAGGAGTTCGAATACTACGTTCAGCAATGTGCAGAAGCGGGGTTAAACGTAGTTAATCTAGATGGATCTGGAGAAGCAACTGTCTTAAAAACTCTTCCAAAATATATTGAAATAGTAAAAAAATATAATGCTCAAGCTGTAATATTCTCTAACGGTATGAGAATGTTTGGTAGTTATATGAAAGATTGTATAGATGCAGGGTTAGATTTTTTTAGATTTAGTATAGTAGGTTATAATTATGACACATATAATAAATGGATGAATAGTAAACATTTTTATAGAGTTATAAGTAACTTACATGAAATGAAAAGATATGTAGTTCAATCTAAATCTGAATGTGTAGTAGCAACATATCATTTAATTTTAGACAATAATAATATAGATTATGAAATAGAACAATATAGAAAAATAGTTGATTCTGCTAGAGCAGTAACTGAAATATGGAAAATGCATAACTGGAGTGGTGTTTATGAACCTGAATACGAAAGAAAAGGAAATAAAAAAACTTGTGGACGACCTTTTTCGCCTGATATTGTTATTCGCAGTGGTGGTATTGACGGTAAAACTGGAGCTGTTCACCCTTGTTGTCAAGTGCTTGGAAGAGATGATGAAGCTGTTTTAGGACATGGTAGTGAAAATAAAATAATTGATATATGGAATGGAGATAAATATAATGAATTAAGACAGCAGCATAAGGAAGGTAACTTTCCTAGCTTTTGCAGAGATTGTGATTTTTTAGTTGATGATCCAGAAGTTTTAGTATATACTAATCATGACCGTAAAAACTATAAGATGTATGGAACTAAATTTAGCCTAGAAGATTATAGATGACAGCAAACATACAACATTTTGACGAAACAGTTAGTCATATTATACCTCCAGATATAAAAGTTTATATTATTGGAGATCCATATACGTTTGAAGGTAAAAGAGCAATGTCAGTTACTCGACAATCTTTTGAACATGTAGGTTTTACCAATTGTATTAATCAAGATTTTTGCTGGATTCATAAATGGGAACAAGGTGGATATGATTATACTATTCCATTAAGTAATAAACTAGGTAAAAAAGATATAGCTAGATGGTATTCCTACGTTAATGTTTTAAGAAAAATTAGACGACTAGAAGATAAAGCTGTAATAATAACACAACAAGGTGCAAAATTACATTCTGGTCTTCAAGAAGATCCTGCAGTATTTGCAAATTTAGAATATATGGAAGAACCACTAGTTTTAGATCCTAAAGTAGTTAAACTATGGCCATTAGCTAAAGGAAGTAAATCCCGCAATGTTCTTTGGGATTTTGGAACATACCTTACTCCACAAATGGCTTGGTCATTAGTAAATCAAATATGTAAAGCTAAAGAATGGAAAAATGATCCTATAGGTATTGATATAGATTTAAATAAGTTTTTAGATCATTCATTTCGAAAATGGCTTGCTCACGACTCGCATGCAGATTTGTTACATAATGCAAGATTTGCGGCAGAGACAGCTATGTCTACACTAGCTTGTCCAATCAATGTTGATGGAGGATAGTGAATATTAAAATTTTTATGATAAGGATTAAAGAACATCCTGTTTCTGAAATGTATTTGAATTTAGTAAAAAGTAGTTGGAAAGATCATAAACTTAAATTTTTCGAAGCTATTACACCAAAAGACTTATATCTTAAAAATCAATTAACATTTGCTACAAAACATGATGCAAAACATAAAAGAAGAGAGTTTTCTTCTACAGAAAAAGCTGTGTGGTATAGTCATTTTGAATTATGGTGTAAATGTGTTCGTGAAGGTTCATTATTAGTTTTAGAGCATGATTCTAAATTAGTAAAACCATTACCAGATTTATCAGAAGAAGGATATAAATTTCTATCTTTTATTAACAGAGATTTTGGTAAAAAAGGAGTGGATATTTCCCCCGGATCAGGATATTATATAACACCACCAGTTGCTGAAAGACTAGTAGCTCGCGCTGTTAGTAAACCAATAGCTACTAATAGTGATGGTCATTTATCAGTAGTTATGAATATAAAAAAACAAAGAAAAATGAATGATTATCATTACATTGAACAGGTTAATATTGATGGTCTAAATACAATAGAACATTATAATCCGAATAGAACTTTTGTAGGACTAGATTATGAAGACATTGATCTATCAAGTGTACACAGGTAAAAGATCTAGTTTATACGATCGTTGTACACAATCAGTAAAAGAATATGCTAGTAGAATAGGCGCTTACTATGCAGTACAGCGACAACCTATTCTTAGAATCAAACCAGATGTATTTGCTACAAATAGGAGTAATGAAAGTTATGAAAAATATGGTGGATTTCTTCCAATCTATGAGAAAGAAAATGCGTTCACTTATCTTAAGACCTATGACAGTGTCTGTGTTATTGACGCTGATGTATTTGTCAGGAGCTCTGTCAGTGAGTCCATTTTTGATAGTGTGCCTAGTGATTATCATTTTGCTGCTGTAGTAGAAAGAGAAATGCCTATTACAGAACAGTATAAGGCAAAAATAATTAATTATTCACAAATGCAATATCA